CCGGCAGGATATTCGCCTTCCAGGTCTCGAAGGTGCCGCCGTCGCGAATGACCTTGTCGAGCGACTTCTGCACCGCTGCGAGCAGATCGAGCTTGGCGATCTTGGCCACGGTGAAGGCGCGAGAATGCTCCTCGTGCATCATCTCCGACCAGCGCACGGTCGGGCGCAGCTCCTGCCGCTCCTGCCAGACCCGGACGGTGTTTTCCGGGCTGAGATACATGGTCGGGCGAAGCTCAGGCATGGGTTCGCGCCTCCTTCCAGCGCTGCCAAGCTGCAGCATGTTCGGGACACAGGTCCTTCTCAGGTGCCGGGCTGGTGGTGCAGCGCGAGCAGATCGGCGCGTCGCAGGTGCCGCTCTTGCGGCGGGGCACCTTCCAATCACACTCTAGATCCGCGCGACCGCCGCACTGGACGCATTTCGGTCGACGCCGGGTGCCGCAGACGATCGCGCCGGTGCCATCGGGCAGACGGACATGCTCGCAGGTCATGATGCGGCCCCGAACTTCTCGACCTGGTTGCCCCACGCTTCCCAGCCAGGGCGCTTCGTTCTGGCGAACAGCTCGATGCGCGGGCGATTGCCGAACAGGCGAACGATGTCGTCGGCGATACGATCGGGCTTGCGGCTGTGCTCGCGGCGCGGCTCGACGACCAGCTGGCGGACACCTGCATCCAGGCGCGGCATCGTGCCCGTCACGCCGAGAAGGCAGATCTCCGGGTTGGCGCGGGTGTAATAGCCGGTGCCCATGGCATAGCCTTCGCCAGACGGGTTGAGCTTCGCCCAGGTGAACCCGACGGTGGCATATCGGAAGCCCCAGCGGCGCAGGGTTTCGAAGGCCTTGTCGAGCAGCGGGTCGATCGCCCACAGAAAGCAGGCGCAATTGCCGCTGGCCAGCTCGCCGACCGGTAGCGCCGCGATCTCCTCCCAAGGCATCGTGTCGTAATGCTGGTTGGGATTGCGATCCTCGCCCTTCTCGGACCAGTTGTCGAAGCTCCAGGGAGGATCTGCATAGATGATGTTGAAGCCGAACATCGGCAGATGGGCGAAGGGGTTCATGACGCGTGCGCCAAAACCGCTGGCCCATTCGAGCCTGTCACGCCATGATTAAGGTCGACGTCGCCCGCGCTCTCATGACCGCGCCAGAAATCGTTGGACAAGGCCTGACCTTTGATCTCGGCGCTGCGGGCACCAATCGATACGAGGCCCGGATGCTGAACAGCCAGCCACCTTTCGACTGCCGGGTCTTCCCTGCGCTCAGGCGCAATGTCCCTGACTTTTTGCACAACGCCGTATGCCCAGCCCTGTGAGAAGACGTCTGCGCGCTGCCGCTTGCGGCCTGGCTTGCATCGCTTCAGCTGCGTTCGGATGTATTCGCTGCGCGCGATCTTGAGCTGCCGGAACAGCGTTGCGAAGGCGTATGACGCAATCGTCGGGGTCGGGCCGCGCCCGACAAAGCACCGGTCACCTCGATCGTCGAGGAATGAGATGGTCCCCAGCGCGCGGTTGACCGCTGCATTCAAATGGCATTCCCAGACCGGTGGCCGGACGTTGCGGGTGGACCGAGCGGTTGCCTCCTCGATCTCAGCCATAGCAAGATCGTCATCAGAAATGCCGTGCATCTCCATCAGCTCGCGGGCTTTGGCGAGAGCAGCGGCGGCCTCATGTTCATTGGCGGATTTGGCCAATGACAGGCACTTCCTGATCTTAAGCAGCAACTGTTTGTCGATCATGATGACGTCTCCCATCCAAGCCGCTCACGTGCGGCGGTGCGCCAGTTTCTCAGGGCGACGGAGGCGCAATCCGGGTAAGCAGGGTTACAGTGAGCGGAGATGCCAGCGAGCCGGATGCTGAAGCCGTCCTCGCGGTGCCTGGTCCAGCCATCCTCCAGCTGCATTTGCACCGAGTAGATCACGCTGATCGCCGGGAACTGGCGCAGCAGGCCTTCGACCATGCCAAGCGCATAAGCGAGCTGAGGCAGCGTCGCGCGAGTCATGCTGCGCGACCCATACTCTGCATCGCTCGAAGTTCAGCGAAACGGTCGATGACGTCTGACGACGACGGATACAGGTTCGGCAAATGGTGGCGAGCCAATATCTCAGCTCTCACCTCGGAAATGACCCGCGCTTCGCTGTGATCGGGCACATAGAGCGGCCACCCGCGCACAAACCTATGCTTCGCTGGCATGCCGGCTTCGAGTTCACGGCGGCGCGCGGCATCCCGCTTCGCATCGTCGAGCATGATCTGCTTTGCATCGGAAAGAAGATGCCGCGCCTGGTCAGCTAACCACCGCCCCGCCTGGAAGCTGAAAGTGCTCGTGAGCTCAAGCTCGATGTAAAGTTTGAAGAGGGACGAGTTTTCAGGCTGTTGACCGGCAATCATAAGGTCCCGCGCGCTGCCCATGACGCAGGCCGCGCAACTATGCCGCGAGCAACCTAGGCGATAAACGCGCGATATTGGGATCCCATACTGCTCATTGACTGCAAAAACTTGATCGCGCGTCATATCCACGCCTGGGTTCCACATGAGCATAGTGGTGCCAGCACGGTTCCCGGGCTTAGCAAACCGGGTATCGAGCTTCGCCACCTCAGTCGATTGGCGCGCTCGGCTCTCGTCTCTGCGGAGGCCAGTCACCTGTACTACCGTGTGCCCGCGAAAGCGCTTCGCGAGGGCAGGTCCCATGACCTGAATCTTTTTCTCTGACTGGCAAAACTTGAGGCTCGGCGAAGCCCAAGGCCCGCGCAAATTATAGAGGCGCAAATCTCGGTAGGCAGCGAGGCCTCGACGCCAGCGATCCTCGAAACGAGCCGGAAGGTCATCTGTCGCCCGCTCGATCATGAGGGGCACGCCGAGTGCCTCGGCCTGCGCAGTGACCTGGTCTGTTGTATGTCGCCATTCAGCGCGGCCAAGGTCAGCATGCATAGCATATCGGCGCGAACGCGGATGTCCGATGCTATCCAGATACTCATTGGCCATCGCGGCGACCGCGCCGCAGTCTTTGCCACCTGACAAGGAATAGACAATCACCGCTCCCGTACGTACGGCATCGTCGATGAGTTGTGAGGTGGCCAGCGGCGGCGGTGATGCACTGCTCATGCTCCGCCCTCCCGGTTCTCTTCGGCCAGGCGCAGGGCGAAGGCCGCGCGCTCGATGCTCTCGCGTAGCGGCGCGTCGTTCATCAGCGCGGTCGCCTCGGTATCGAGCAGCTTGAGCAGCTCGGCAGCGGTCGCGGCGGCGGCGATGCGGGTGAAGATCGAGCCGGTCATCGCCGCGCTGACGCGATCGTCCTCAGCGGCGATCAGCTCGTCGATCAGGGCATTTTCAGGCGATTGCTCGACATAGTCGGGATCGCCCTCGGCCAGGTCGACGCTGCGGATGCCGCTGGCCCAGTCGTCATCGATCGGCTCGAAGATCTCCGGACCGAACAGCAGCTCGCCTGTGAACGGCTCGACCTCAGCCAGGTCGACCTCGCCAGGATCATAGGTGAAGGTGACATGCGGCAGATAGGTCGGGAAATCCCAGCTTGCGCCCGCCTCGCGCATGGTCCGGTGGCGGTTGGCCAGATAGCCGTCCCAGAAATGCAGCACCACCGCGCCCTGGCCGCCCAGGCGATCGACGACGCGCGGGCCGCCCGGCATGACGCGCAACGGCTCGCGGTAGAAGCCAAAATCGTCGCCCATGCCGAACCAGTTCACCGGCTTCTTCGAATAGGCCACGGTGACATGCATGTCGGCAGAATCGACCACCGTCCTGAAGCCCTGTTTCCTGGCCCATGCAACGAGCTTGTCGGCATTGAGCAGCTTGCGATGGACGTAGAGCGGGCGCGGATCGTCGGCCGCGAATTCCGTGACGGGCTGGAGCGGCTCGCGGCGGTTGTCCGTGAGCAGCAACTGCGGTGCAGAGGCAGGATCCAGATCGGCCGGATTTGCGGTCGGCGGCTTCGCCTGCTGGACGCGGACATAGCCATCGCCATAGGTGTCCTGGAAGCTCTCTTCGTCGCGCTCCCAGCCCAGACCCTTGAGGATCGTATCGGTCTCAGCCTCGAGCTTGGTGTTGGTTTCAGCATCGACATCGCGCATCACGCGCGGCGAAGCGACATCGGGACCATAGTTGAAATCGGTCCACCAGCGCGCCGGGCCAGCGTTGAAGCTGTCGGACAGCAGATCCGCGTCCGACTTCACGACTTCCAGCTTCACGTCTGCATGCACCTCGGCCTGGCTGCGCGAGGAGCCGTCCTGGGTGGTCATGGTCTGGCTGAGCACCACCTTGGCGATGCACTCGTCCATATAGCGGCAGAGCTGCTCGTAATCGGCCACGCCGCTCTTCGCGACCTGTAGCAGCTCGATGACCATGCGCTCGGGGATCGCGATGCCGGTATCGGTCTGTATGGCCTGCAGCGCGGCGAGCAGGTTGTTGACCTGGTCCTGCGGAGTGCCGGCAGGATATTTGCCGATCGCGGTCGGCGCGCCGAACTTGTCGAGGAAGTTGTTCCAGAAGCGCAGGCCGTTGCGCTTGAACAGCGTCGGCCAGTAGAGCCACTCGGCCAGGCCGCGCCCATAGATCTCGTCGTCGTCGCTGGCGCCTGCGGTCGCCACCCAGAACTTGCGATCCGGCAGCTGCTCGCCATTCCAGTTGGTGCGGGTGATGAGCCGCAGATTGCCGGCGTCGTCATAGCGGAATCGCCGGGCATGACGGACGCGCAGATCCGCGAACTGGAATAGGCCGTCTCGGACCTCCCACAGGCATTCGGCGACCGAATAGCCGTAGAAGGTGGCAAACAGCATCTTGCGGGTGACGCGGTCCCAGCCCAGGCGGGCGAGGTTGTCGCCCAGCTTCTCTGCCGCCTCGACCGAGCGAGGGTCGTTCTCATCGCCGGGCAGAACGTTCCAGTTGCGCGAGACCACAGCGCCGATGCGCTGCTGAAGCGTCGACATGACCTGGTCGTCTTCCAGGATGACATCGTAGACGCCCCAGTCGATCGCCATGCTGATGCGCGGGTCGCGCGGCTGCTGCAGGCCGGTGACAAACGGCCTGGTGATGTCGCGCCCATCCGATGTCGTGGCGATCGGGCGCATAAGGGCCTGCATCGTGCCCGTGGGCTCCGCGATGCGCCGGGCGATCACGCGGGTGCTGCTGCTCGAAAAGGGTCGAGGCCTGCGGGCCATGGTGTTACCTCACAAATCCGGCACGGGCACCGGCAGAGCCGAACCCGCGCGTCGAGACAGGCCCGGAGGCCAGATGGGTGCTGCGCTGGCCCGCCGAGTAGAACTCCATCGGGCCGATATCCTCGTCCGAAGCGGCCACGAAATGCATGAGCGCGATCGCGTCGTCGCCGTGGCGTTTGCCGCTGTCGCCATCGGCCTTGCTGACCTTGCCGCGATCCGGGATCATCGGGATGCCGCGCACGAGCTTGATCATGCGCAGATCGTCCATGACGCCCTCATCCCAGGGGATGAGCAGCATCTGATCCTCGATCGCCGATCGCAGCTTCGGCATGAAGGCCAGATAGGTTTTTTCCGATGTCTGGACGGCCTCGACGCGGTCAAAGCCCCAGCGCTGCTGCATGGCCTCGGCCAGGGCCGACCCGTTGCCGCGCGCGTCCATCTTGCCGCAGGCGAACATCGGCACGCGCGAGATGATCCAGTTGAGGATCAGCTCCTGGTCCTTGAACGGCACATTGCGCATCTCGAGTAGGAACCGCGCGACGCGGCGCATCCTGTCATCGCGCTGGCCGAACACGATCGGGGAGACGTCGCCGTTGCGGGCAAAGTCCTGTCCGAAATAGGTCGGCCTGGTCGGATCGAAGTCGTCCAGATAGGGCGCGACCTCGGTCTCCAGGAATTCGAGGATCCAGCTAGTCCGGTACTCCTCACTGTGACGCTCGAAGCCATCCGGGCACGCCAGGCGAATGACCGGCAGCTCGTGCGACATCGCCTGCTCGATCGTGGCGCGCGCCAGGTAGATACCGGATCCGCGCGAGGGGATGACGTCCAGCTCTTGCTCGGCAGCTGCGCCATAGCGCTTGCGGAGCGATGCTTCCCACGCCGCCTCGGCCTCGGGTGACCATTTCTGGCCCGTGCGCAGGCAGATGCGCTGATAGAGGCCCTGGCGCAGCGCGTCCTTCAATGTCACGCGCTGCACCACGCCTTCGCGCTTGCCGCTGCGGATGTCCTCGATCAGCTCGTTATAGGCGTTGTCCGCGCCGTTGTGGGTCGAGATGACCACCACCTTGCCGCCCCACATGGTGAGCGCCATGGCCGCGTCTAGCAGATCGTTGAACTGGTCATGAAACGCGGCTTCATCGATCAGGACCTTGCCCTGCATGCCGCGCAGCGATCGCGGCTTGGAGGACAGCGCGACGATCTTGTGACCTGACGGCAGATCGATGCGGAAGGCGTTGATGCCCTCATCCGATCCGTCGTTATGCAGGAATTCCTTCGGCTCGGTGGCCAGCTGGTCGAACGCCTGCAGGAAGTCCGCGCAATAGCCGATGAACTCGCGGGTCATGTCCTTGTTATAGGCGATGTAAAAGAAATCCTGCCCGCCCTGGGCTGGCGCAGCGGTCAGCACGGCGTCAGCCCCGAAAGCATAGGTAAGGCCCGTGCGGCGCGACTTTTCGCTGACGAACAGCTGATGCTGCTCGCTGAGCTGGATCGCCTCGATCTGATACGGCATCAGCAGCGAAGGCAGATCGTCGATTGGTGAAAGCGAGCCGACCTTTGCGCTCATGGCCTGCGGCCCTTCCAGCGCTGGCGAGTGTTGCGCGCGCGGGGCGACGTCATCGGCTGCACCCAGACAATCTCGCCCCTGGCGACGGACGCCAGCCATTCGCGCACGTCTGCCTGCCCGGACATGCCATCGAGCGCGACCAGGTCAAAGTGCAGCGGGATATGCGCGACGCGGCGGGGCCGGTAATGGTCCGACACCCGGATGATCCAGCAGCGCTCCTGGTTGTCGGCCAGGTGCACGTATTTAGTGCGAGAGCCCTTTGATGCGGCTGCTGCCCTGGTCGCGCGCGAGCATTTGATCGCCAGCACCCGGAAGCCGAACGGCTTGGCATCCTGCGCGATCGCGAACGCCAGCGACGCAATGTCACCGGGGCCGTTCGCGCTCAGGCCAGCAACGATGCGGCGCGCCTCGGTCATCCCAGCCCCAGCGCCGCCTTGTAGGTGTCGAGAAGTTCCTCCATTTCCCGTCGATCGTGCGGCTCCATCTTCCGCAACCGGATGATTTGCCGCATGATCTTGGGGTCATATCCCTGGGATTTGGCTTCGTTATAGGTGTCGCGAATATCATCGCTGATACCCTCTTTCTCCTCGGACAGCCTTTCGATGCGCTCCAGAAACAGGCGCAGCTGGTCGTCACTCTTGATAACTCCACTCACGGTCTTTCTCCCTTCAGGCTTTGAGGCCGAGCAGCTTGGTCTTCACGGCCAGGATGGTTTCTTCGGTCGCGCCACGGCTGCGCAGCTCGCCTTCGGCCTCCCTGGCCGCGCGCTCGTTCTGCTCGAGGCGGATGGCGCGCTCGCGCTCGGCGTCCACCTTGTCGGCGACGACCAGGTCTTTCAGCGCCTTGATCAGGCCCATGGCATCGCCGAGGCTGAGTTCCTCATCAGCGCCCATGCGCGCGGCGATGATCGAAAGATTGTTGCGCGCCAGGTGCAGCAGCAGCCGGTTGCGCTTTTCGTTCTCGCTGCCGAACTCGCTGTCGGCATCACCGGCCATGCCGCGCACTGCGCGTTCACGCTCTATGACCCGATGCCAGTCCCGCCGGCGCTTGACCCAGCGGCCCATGGACGATCGCGCGATGGTGTGGCCGTGGCTTGCGGCCAGCTCGACCAGGGCATCGGTGGTCATCTTGCGACGAACGCCTTCGTCCAGTTCCTCCTGGACTTCGGCAGGCAAGGCTTCGACCGTGGACCAGCGGGCCATATCAGCGGCCTGTGCGATGGCGGTAGATGCCGTCGACGATCAGGCGGCTGGCCGCCACATCCTCGCCATCGGGCAAGATTTCAGCCACCAGAAAGGGATCGATCTGCTCGATGCGGATGAGCTTCTGCTCTGCCAGCCAGCGCAGCGACGTTACGCAAGTTCGCCCCGCGACCCGGTGCCCGACCTCGGCCAGCAGGGTCGCGAGGTGATGATCGACGCAATCCCTCCCGATCTCGGCGAGGAGGTCGATGATCGCGCGGCGGACCAGCGGACGGATGGCGGGGGCGATCATGAGTGCTTCATCCCCTGCTGGATGAGCGTGTGGAGATACTCGTTCTGGGTTTCGAGCTGGTCGCGGACCGACTCTATGGACGATTCGACGCGGCCCATGCGTTCACGCAAATCGGCAACTGAGCTGGAAAGGTCAGCGCGCGTCGGTTGACGCTCGAGATCGCGGACGATGTTCTCGATGCGGCCTTCGCTGGTTGTCATGCGGGTCATGACCGCCGAAACGCGCTCATTGAGCGCTGCCAGATCGCCCTTGTGTTCCTTCAGATCCGCCTGGCTGGGGAACTTGGTCTGCAACCAGGCAAAACCGCCCAGCATGATGACAGGGGTCACCGCGCTGGCGACAGGCCACAGCGTCTGGAAAATCTGTAGCCAGCTCACAACAAAACGCTCCAGCATTCGGATCTGGAGATGGGCGGGATGACGGAATGCATTGGGTGTGCCTCATCGAAAAGCGATGAAGCATTGCTAAGCGGGATAGCTCGCGTGGATCAGGGTGAGCGGGCTTACCGGGGCTTTCCGTCCCAGGGTTCGAACATTTCGATCTGGCG